TGAAAAGCTTGATGACCTCTGGACCGCTCTCTATCCGACGCTATCGACGGGTGGTCGGTGTATTGCGCTGTCCACTCCCAACGGAGTGGGTAATTGGTTCCACCAGAACTGTGTTGAAGCCGAAGCGGGCACCAATGCGTTCAACATGACCACACTGATGTGGGACGTCCATCCCGATCGAAACAAAACCTGGTTTGAAAAAGAAACCAAAAACATGTCTAAACGCCAGATTGCACAGGAGCTTGAATGCAATTTCAACGTCTCCGGCGAAACTGTCGTCCACCCTGATGACATTCAATGGTATTTGGAACGCGCCGTAGCGCCAGAGTATCGGACAGGTTTTGACCGCAATTATTGGATCTGGAAAAAACATGACCCGGAGAAGACTCATTTGGTGGTCGCCGACGTTGCCCGCGGCGACGGTAAGGACAATAGTGCCTTTCATGTATTTGAGCTAGAAAGTATGGAAGTAGTGGCAGAATATGTAGGAAAGCCCACTCCAGATGACTTCGCAGACATCTTAGCTAACGTGTGTGCCGAGTACGGTAATCCTATGTTGGTAATAGAAAACAACAATATTGGCTTCGCCGTACTTAAAAAACTGCAAGATACAGGGTATCCTAATCTATATTACTCCGCTAAGGGAAACCACGCATATGTGGATCCTATAAGTGCGCAGTGGCAGTCTAACGTGATACCTGGGTTTACTACTTCTTCTAAAACTCGTCCCCTGATTGTGGCTAAGATGGAAGAGTTTATGAGAAATAAACTAATTAAAATTAACTCGAATCGTTTGCTTTCCGAAATGAAAACATTTATTTGGAAGGCCGGGCGACCACAAGCGATGAGAAGTTACAATGACGATTTGGTTATGTCATTCGCGATAGGGTGTTGGGTGAGAGATACAGTGATTGTAGAAAGTCAAAAAGGAATTGAGTATAGTAAAGAATTTCTGTCAGCTATTTCTACGTCTAAAACTAATATTTCCACCACCATCAATGGAATGCGTGGCCACAAAAACACAAAGGAATCTCAACGGAATGCTGAAGCGGAAAAATATAATGAGCAATACTTCGCTTTATTAAAAGGATAAATTATGGCCAACAATTCACGAAACACTAGAAACAATGCATCTCCCCTGTTTAAGCGACTGACGCGCTTACTTTCGGGCCCTATTGTAAATTTCAGAGCGCAGCAAGCCCGCCAGGACCAGCGCAATAACTTAGATAAGTATCGCTATCGTTTCCGCTCTATGAGCGGTCAGGAGTTCAAGCGCGCCGACAATAACATGTCGCAGAACTATAACTTGTTTACTTCTGCTGCATTTCGCAACCAGAACCGTTCAGAGAGGTACCAAGACTTTGAGCAGATGGAATACATGCCTGAGATTGCCTCGGCCCTAGACATTTATGCTGATGAAATGACTACTTCCAACGAGTATGATAAGATGTTAGATATTACTTGTCTGAATTTGGAAATCAAAACCATCCTCAATTCTTTGTTTTATGAGGTCTTGAATCTAGATTTCAATGCGTTTGGCTGGGCTCGCTCCATGGTCAAGTATGGAGATTTCTTCTTATATTTAGACATTGATGAAAAAATGGGAGTGACCTCAGTTATTGGACTTCCGAATAATGAGGTTGAGCGTCTTGAAGGCCAAGACTCATCTAACCCCAATTATGTTCAGTATCAGTGGAATGGCGCCGGAATGACCTTCGAGAACTGGCAGGTTGCACATTTCCGCATCTTAGGTAATGACCGACACGCTCCCTACGGAACATCGGTTCTTGATCCTGCCCGCCGAATTTGGCGCCAGGTGGTGCTTTTAGAGGATGCTATGATTGCTTATCGTGTCGTCCGCGCACCCGAGCGCCGGATCTTTAAGATTGATGTAGGAAACATTCCTCCTCAAGATGTGGCACAGTACATGGAGAAAGTGAAGACAGAAATGAAGAGAAACCAGCTGGTGGATGCTACCACCGGCCGCGTCGACCTTCGCTACAATCCCCTTTCCTTGGAAGAAGATTATTTTATTCCCATGCGGGGGGGCGTCGGCTCTGACATCACTTCGCTCCCCGGGGCAAAGTCTCTTGACGATATTGAGGACGTCAAGTATATGCGCGACAAAATGTTCGCCGCCATCAAGATCCCCCAGTCTTATTTGACCAACTTAGAGGGCGACACAGAAGACAAGACCACCTTGGCCCAGAAAGACATTCGATTCTCTCGAACCATCCAACGACTCCAGCGTTCCATTATTAGTGAGCTGGAGAAAATTGCAGTGGTTCACCTTTATACATTAGGTTTCCGCGGCGAGGACTTGCTTTCCTTCGATCTTAAGCTAAACAATCCCTCGCGACTGGCAGAGCTGCAGCAATTAGAATATCTTCGAACCAAGTTCGACACAGCTAATGCTATCCCGGAGGGCACCTACAGCAAGCGTTGGGTGGCTCAGAATATTCTGGGGCTCTCTGATGACGAGTATCTGCGCAACCAGCGTGAGACTTTCCATGATCGAAAATATCAGCAGGCGCTTGAAGCGGTTACGGAACAGGGCGCTGAAGATGCCTTGGGCGGAGATCTCGGTGGTGACCTTGGGGGAGACCTCGGAGGAGACTTGGGCGGCGGAGACTTAGGTGGCGACTTGGGCGGTGACGACTTGGGTGGCGACTTGGGTGGCGATGATGCAGGGGGCGGCGACGATTCGCCCCTTCTAACAGCTCCCGGCCGGCGAGAGGATATGAGTGAAGCAGATGATGTCAATCATTATGAAAAGAGTTCCTATAAGACTGTTCAAAAACGCGGCGGCGACCGTCGCCGACATGACCGATCAGGGCCCACAAGCCGGAACATTAAAAACACTGCTATACCCGAAGCTCCTCGCCTAGGCACGAACCGTGCCCGCAGCCCAGGCAGGGTGAGAGTTCGAGACCTGGGGATTGGAAAAATGGATTTCAAGTCACTAGTTGGACTGGAAGAGCAAAAGAGTTCTATTTATACTAGCGCAGAAACAACCTTGATTGAGGACACTAAAAAGGTTCGACGTCTGGTTGAGCAGCTAGAGAGTACTGAGGTAGAGACAGATGAAACATAACAAAAAGAGAAATACAGCTTTTATTTATGAAACCCTGACACGAGAGTTAACCAAGGCTATTGTTGACAAGAAACTGTCACGCAAAAAAGCCATTGTGGGAATTCTCAAGGAACACTTAAGTAAAGAAACGGTACTGGGGCAAGAGTTGGCTTTGTACCGTGTGCTACTCGAAACCACAAATCTTCAGGACAAGGTAGCTTCGCGCCTCCTAGAAGAGACCAAAAAGGGATATAGTGAGCTAGACGAAGGGTCGGTCTTCGACGCTCAATCCCGTCTCATTGCAGCTATCAACAAGAACCTAGGTCAAGAAGTGTGGAGCACTTTCGTTCCTAACTTCAAATCGTTAGCGTCGGTAAGTGGCATCTTTAGCAAGAAGACAGCTATCAAAAAGCGAGTCTTGTTCGAGCAAGCCATCGTGGACAACATGAGTCGTCGCCCTGAAGCGCCGGCGGAAGCACTGCAGCCACTGGATAATCTAACCTATCATTCATTTATCAAAAAGTTCAATACCAAATATAGCAGCCTCCTTCAAGAACAGCAGGATCTACTTACCCATTATGTCACTAGTTTTGCTGATAATGGATTAGAAATGCGCATGTACCTTAATGAGGAAATTGGTCGACTCAAAGGGGCCCTCACTGAAGCGACAAATGAGTCCACCGAACCGCTCCTAGTCCAGAAAGTAGAAGAGGTACAACATTATTTAGAGGGATTCCGCAAGCGCGAATTCGTTGAAAAGGATCTGAGCAAGGTGCTCAAGGTTCAGTCTTTAGTACAGGAATTGGTAGCGCATGATTAAAATCAAAATAGGCGGCCCACAAGCCACTTTAGAAATCAATGCCCGCAAGGCCTTGGACGGATCTTTACTTATTATGGATCACCAAAAGATTGATATCGCAGTGATGCCTGAGCAAATGAAAGTAGTGACCTTCCCCAAGACCACCTCCACTGAAGATGTCTATGATTACCAGAATCGTCTTTTAGAACTTCTATCGGATAAAGGCGTCATGGATCGGGGGAGCATCCAAGGAGGGAACGTGTTCCGATCGTTAGAAGGCGAAATCTTCCCGAACGAGCAGGTGAACTCACTTCAGGCCGCAGTCTATGTAATCGGCGAGTGGCTCGTAAAAGAAGCTCAGCAAGAAAAGGTGGCCGACGATTACGAGAAAGAGTTGGAAGATATGTATACACACCCAGATGACCGTGACTCCACCGAGTACGGCGAAGTACCGCAGTATGCGGAGAAAGGCTCGATGCGCCCGGGTTACTACTACTATCCGCTCAGAAATCGTTACTAGAATGGAATTATTACATTTTGTGCTTGCCGCTTACGGCATGACATTTATTATTATTCACGGACATATCTTTAACAAGATCCGCCCACCGTGTAAATCAATGGGCGGCTTCGGTCGCCTATTCCATTGCCACTTGTGCATGGGATTCTGGGTTGGAGTGTTTCTGTGGGGCATAAGTCCTTATACGGAACTATTTAGCTTTAGTAACCAACCCATGACAGCGTTCATGTGCGGTTGCATTAGTGCTGGAACATCATACTTCTTGAGTATGTTGGTCGAGGATTACGGGATCCGAGTGATCCACAAAGGAGGTGAGCAATCATGAAAAAATGGATGATCCAACCGGTTCGACGATGCTGCTCAGGCAGTTGACTACTTTAGAGGAATAAAACAATGGCACAACTTCTACGAGAATTTTATGAACTATGCGAAGGCGGCGTCTGTCAGGATTTACTGACGGAATCCGAGAAGCGTTTTGTTAAAGAGGGCGGCATGATGCTCACCGGCAAACTACAGGAAGCCGATGTCCAAAACGGCAACGGCCGTGTGTATCCGCGAGGAATCATGGAACGCGAGGTCAAACGTTATGCACAGATCGTCGAAGACAATCGCGCCTTGGGAGAACTCGACCACCCCGACTCTTCTATTATTAACTTAGCCAACGTATCTCATATGATTACAGAAGTATGGATGGATAACGCTTCAGTCATGGGCAAGTGTAAAGTTCTCAATACTCCTTCCGGCCAGATTCTTCGTGCTCTGGTGGAGTCCGGCGTGAAGATTGGAATCTCTTCTCGGGGAATGGGATCAGTGACAGAGCAGATGGGTAAGACCATTGTCGAAGATGATTTTCAGCTGATTTGTTTTGATATTGTTTCAGAACCCTCAACACCTAATGCGTTTATGGGTCTTTCCGAGAGCCAACTTATGAATGAGCAAGTCGAAAAGACAAACAAGGTTCTCAATTTAATCAACAGCATCTTAGAGGACTAGTTATGCGAATAAGTCGTCAAGAGTTAGAGGCCCTCATAAAAGAAGAACTCGATCGATACCCTCCTAGCGAGATGGCGGCCATCACCGGCCTAATCTTTCGTTTAGCCAACGAGGCGGGGGTAA